CGTCAGATGTGTATAAGAGACAGGTGCTGGTGTTCGCGTCCTGCTTCGGGTACTTGGAATCTCCGTATCGGATCAGGCCGAGCACTCCGGCCTCCCCTCCGATGAAGGAGAAGAAGGAGACGATGAGAGTGTCCGGCGTCCCCCCGGTTTTCATGTAGACCGCGACCATGGCCACCGTGAAGACGGTCACCTCCGCCAGGATGGCGACGACCACCTTTTTGGAAAACTTCACGGGGGACGCTGCCTTGCTACGCTTTCGCTTCCTCCCCATCGGCGGTCACCTCGGTTCCGGCTGCGTCCTGGATGCTGATCACGGGAATGATGCCGCTGTTGTTCAGCTCGTAGACTGCGGCCTCGATGAGGGCGTCCAGCTTGGCTTCATCCACGGTGATCCCGTGCTGCCGGAGCCAGTCCAGGACGTAGGCTTTCTTCTCCTGCCCCCGCCCGGAGCCGGTGTAGATCTGCTCCGCTGCGGCCACGGCGATCTTCACCCAGGCGTTGATCTCCGCCTGCTGCTGGGCGGTGGTCTTGCTCTTGATGTAGGGGACGACGACGGCGGCGATCAGGGCCGCAATGAGGGCGGCTACCGCCTCGATGATGGGGGTGATGTCAAAGGTCATGGTGCTTCTCCTTTCTCATGTGTCGAGTGTGTCTTCGGTGTCTCGTTCGTTGGATGAGGAAGCCAGGAAGTCGTGCTCCCGGAGCCGGTCATCGTACACCCTGCTAATATTGGCGATGGCGTGGGAGGCCCGGTTGTTTTTGTAGCCCTTGTGCTCATCGCAATACCGCTCATAGAAGTCGATGTCGGCCAGGATGTCGATGAATTCCTCCTTCGTGTGGGGGATGTCCCGGAGCAGTTCATTGTTGAACCGGAGGATTCTGGCCCGGTGCTCGTCGGCGTTGCGCTCATCGTCCATGCGGATGTGGTCGGCCAGCCCCTGCTTCACGGCCCCCAGCTCCTTCAGCACGTCGGCGTTGATGGCCCTCCCAAGGGCTTTCGCCAGGGCAGACCAGGGGTTGACCTTGATGGGGGCGATCTCCACCAGCGTCAGGAGCAGCAGGAGCAGCCCCCCGCCGCCTGCGAGGGCTTCTCGTAGGCTCATGCTTCTTCCCTCCCTTCCGGGCAGGGGTCGGGCCATTCCTCACTTCCGATGATCTGGCGGTATCGGGCGTCCGCCTTTGCAATCTCGTCCTTCAGGGCGGTGTCCCCCAGCTCCCCCAGCCGGAGGGCCATCGCCCGAATGATGCGGCTCTGTTCCTCGCAGAGAGTGCAGAGCGCCTCGATCATCTGCAGGTTGCTCATTCCTCCTGGGCCTCCGCCGGGGCTTCCGTCCATCCGTACTGCCCAGGCTCCCAGACGTTGGCGTCCAGGTCGCTGATCCAGTGCTTCCCGTTGTGGCTCACCTTTGCCCCCTTGGAGTAGGCGTCATGCGCTCCCAGGGGCTGAGACCACTCCGGCCATTCCTCCGCCGGGTCTGAGATGCTCACCCACAGGCTCACCGCCGTGTCCGGCGTCCAGTCCGCCTGCGACGTGTGGGCCTGAAGGCACTTATACAGCTTCCCGTCCGTGTAGCGCCGGATCTGGCCCACGGTGTAGTTGACGGGATAGGCCCACGGAGAGAAGAGGTCGGCGTGCTCTCCGGCGGTCACATCGTCGATCTCCCCGGCCTCCGCCATGGCAACAAAGGTGATTCCTGCGGTGGCGTTGACGGCGTCGGCCTGGGTCATGGCGGTGAAGACCATCTCACCGCCCTCCACCTCGGAGATCACGGCCTCCGGGGCGTCCGGGATGCCGCTGCCTCCGTTCAGGTTGTAGAGCGTCCCGGCCACGGATACGCCGATGGCGTCCTCCGCAGTGGTCTCCACCAGCGCCCCGGTGTCCGGGTTCCTGGTGACGTACCTGGGGGCGTCGCAGAGGGCGACGATTTTCCCGGCGCTGATGATCTTGTACATGGTGGTGTCCTCCTTTTACGGTTTGATGTTGAGCGCCCTTGCAAGGGGGAGCAGTTCCTCTGGCTCCGCCTCGAAGAAGGCGTGGTTGAATAGGATGGTCTCTGCGTCCGGCACAAGGTAGCGGCTCCACTCCCGCTCCAGCATTTCGATCTCCCGGTCGGTAAACCGCTGGCGGTGCCTGCCGTCATCGCTCCGGCGTTCCCTTCGGCTGTAGGCGATAGCCCAGGAGACCTTGCCCCGCTCCAGGCCCCGGCCATCGTCGTTCCGGGCCATGTAGCGGTGCGCCAGCTCGCTGGTGGTGAAGCAGATTGCCCCGCCCTCAGCCGTGGCGATAAAGTCTCCGATGGTGTTTAGCCGGGTGCCGTAGGGCAGGTTCAGTCTGTCTCCGGCGGCAGAGAGTTCCCGGCATCTGTGGTGGACGATGTACTCCATGGGCGGCTCCTTCCTTATGCGGCCTGGGTGGCCTGCTGCGTGATTCTGGTGTACTCCCACCCGGTCTTTGTCTTCTTGGCCCGGAGGGTGCAGGGGAATTTGTTCTTTCTGCGCCGAAGCTCCGGCGCAAACATGGACGTGAAGCGGGCGTCCATGGCTTCCAGGGTGCGGTAGCTGTCGCACCGCTTCGCGTGTGCCCTCCAGCTCTGGTAGCTCTGGATGGCGTCTTCGGCGTCCATCTGCCCCTCTGTCACCCAGGCCCTGAAGATGTCCATCTTCCGCCGGATGGCCTTGATGCTCTGGCGGCTCAGCTTCATGGTGACCTTGCCGCTCTCCTGCAGTGTGAAGCGCACCTTCAGGAAGGTGAAGCTGTGGTGCTTGAAGGGGGTGATGGTGCATTTCTTGTCGTTCAGGGTGAGGCCCAGGTCTGCTGCCAGCAGGTGGTTGCAGCGGTCGAGGTCTCGCAGCTCCTCCAGGGAGGGGCTGATGGCGTAGCCGTCATCCATGTACCGGCCATAGGCCTCCACTCGCCTCCGGTCTTTGAAGTAGTGGTCGATGGGGCTGGCAGCGTCCAGGGCGGTGATCTGGGAGACCTCGCTCCCCAGGCCCACGCCGCGTTTCCGCTTCGCCTTTGGGTCTGCGGTCTTCATCTTCAGAAAATCGTCGATGTAGCTGCAGTAGAGCCGGTAGAGTCTATCGTCCCGAATCACCCGTCTGGCCCTGGCCTTGATTAGATCGTGGGGCAGGCTTCCGAAGTAGCCCTTGAAGTCGAACTGGTAGATGCCGCCCTCCAGGCCGTACCGGCGGAAGTGGCGGGTGAGCTGCTGGTGCAGGGTCTCCAGGGCGTAGTCCATGCCCCTGCCCTCCAGGCTGGCGCTGTTGGTGGAGATGAAGCTCCGAGAGAATGCTTTGGTCAGGTAGTGCTGGCATAGGCATTTCTGCCCCGCCCGCTCCTGGATGGGGAGGGCATCGATCTGACGGGCCTTGCCGTGCTCCACGGTGGTAAAGCTGTGAAAGCCCTTGAACCGCCGCTTCTCCCCGGCGAGGGTCTCCACGATGTCGGCGCACTCCGGCAGCAGGTGCGTTTCAAATAGAATCGTCGAGGTCTTCCAGCGGGAGCCGTCGCAGCAATCCTCCCCGGACTCCACCATGTTTCCGAAGTTGATTACTTCGTCGAAGGTCTTCCCGGTGGTCTCCAGGGCCTTTGCCTCCCGTTTTGCCTTTCGGCGCTGGTAGCGGGCCTCCCGCCGTTCTTCACTTGTCAAAGGGGCTGTCCCCTCTCTGTTTAGGTCTGACGCAGCCCCCACGCACAGACGGCCCCTCCGGCGGGTGGTTTGCCGGGTGCGTCGCTTCCGGCACCTGTCCCGTCATCGGGGGTGGTTTTTCAGCGCAGCTGCATAACGTCCGCCAATGAAACCGGGGAGGCCCGCCCCGCCGCTCCGGTCTGAAGCTGCGGTTTGGTGCCCACCAAACTTCCCGGCCATGCAAGCAGCGTCCGGGCGGATCGTGTCGTGGGGCGATTTTAGGAATGAAGCCCGGTTGTCCGGGTCAGGCTCCAAGGTGCAAGCTCTCCTTTAAGTTTTGGGGCGCGGGTTCGCCGTTGGCTACTATTTCTGGCCCCAGTAACGTTTTCTTAAATCCCGGCGCGAAGCCATTCGAATTGTAGGCGTTGTTGTTGTTCGCGCTCCCGTCTGTGTTCACATTGCAGAAGTTCGTCGTGTTGCTCGCATTGACCGAGCGCAGCCACCAATTGCAGGCGGAGCCGTCAGAGCTTGCCCTAATGGGGATTTATGCGTTGGGTGGCCAGGGCGGCGGGGGCGGCGTGTGCTGCCCTCCGCCGGTGGCCTTGGGTGGAGGCTTCGGCGTGGCTTCAGCCTTTTCCTTCTGGTACCGCCGCCAGCGATCCTTGTCCGAGTCGATCACCTTCCGCAGCCGCTTCAGGACGGTGTTGCCCTGGGACGTGAGGCCGTTGAAGACCTTCTGGTATTCGGCCTTGTTCTTGAAGAAGCTGTTTCCGTCATCCACAAGGGAGAAGGCAAAGGTGATTTCCTCCAGGTATGCGTCTGCGGTCACCTCCGCCATCTTCAGGTACCGGTGCCGCAGGTCGAAGTCCCCTTGCGAGAGGTCTTTGTGCAGGTACACGGCGTTTCCTTTTACGGAGTTGACCACGATCTCCCTGGCCATCTCCAGCAGGCCGTTGGTCACGATGTACCGGTAGCTGCTGGGGAACCGCTTCACGGCCCTGGCGGTCATCCGGCGCAGTTCCCTGGCGTCTGCGATGAACTGGGCGGATGCGTCCTTCCGGCGGGATTTGTAAACGGACATGGTGTGCTCTCTCTTTCCCTGGCGTTGGCTGTCGTTCCGCTGGCGGGGGCTTTCTCCCCCACCGCTTCACTGGGTGTCGGATTTTTGGATTAGGCGGCCTTAAAGCCCGGCGCGAAGCCAAACGAATAGTAGGCGCCGTTGGCGTTCGCGCCCCCGTCCGTGTTCACAATGCAGAAGTACGTCGTGCCGCTCGCATAGACCGAGCGCAGCCACCAAAAGCAGGCGGAGCCGGTGCTGCTATGCTGGTATTTGACCTTGCTGTTTCCGTTTTTGTAGTAGTCGTACTGCTTCTGATAGTTCTTCTCCGCGCTGTTGGCGTAGTAGCGGGTGCCGTGTACCTCGAACTCCGCCAGTAGGAAGATCTTCTGGGTGGTCGCTGTGACGTAGCTGGCCGTGTCGTTTCCGCCGCCGGTGTTGTCGCTGTACTTGGTGCAGTTCTTGATGGCGTTCCGCCATGCCGCCGGGAGGGCGTTGAGGAAGGCGGGGCAGATGGTCTTCATCATGTAGCTGTTCTTCCACCCGCCGGAGTTGGTGTTCGATGTGTTCATGCAGAAGCCGCTGCCGGTGCTGCCGTAGCTCTGCACAAAGGCGATGTCTCTGCCATCCGCCGTCTTTCCGAACTGGAAGTCGATGCCGTTGCCCTCCACGCTCTGGTTGTGATTGAAGCCCAGGATGAAGGCGTAGACCGTCTGGTTCAGCGTGAGGCCTCCGAAGGTGCCGTTGACGGCGATGCCGATCTTGTCGCCCACCGCCCAGTAGCTGGCCCCGGTGCCAGCTGCGCCCACGGCCTGGATGGTGGCCGGGTCATTGTCGGCCAGCGTCTTGCTGGGCAGGCTGACGGTGGCGGTGCAGACCACGCTGGCCGGGGCGGTGTGGTTGGTGCCTGCGGCGACGGAGACCGTGATCTTCGCGGTGCCCTTGGCCTTGCCGGTGACGGTGATGGTGGTGCCGGAGAGGCTGGCCTCCGCGATAGAGGTGTTGTCCACCGACACGGAGATCGCGCCGTTTCCGGCCCTGGTGACCGCGATGGTCTTCTGAAGGGTCGATACGTCCAGCGTCATCGTGGTGGGGTTGATGGACAGGGAGCCTGCCGCCTTGCCGATGCTCCAGGCGGCGCTCTTGGCCCCGTAGGTGCCGTCGCTCCACTGGAAGTTGCTTGTGGGCGTGAAGGTGGCCTGGTAGCTCCCGGCGTTGGTGCCGCTGGTGGTGCCGCCCATGTCCAGCTCCACGGCGCTGTAATTGTCCCAGGTGGGCGACTGGGCGCTGCCGGTGTAGGTGAGGCTTCCGCTCTGAGCGGGCATCTGGACGGTCTTCCGCTTGATCGTCCAGGTAACCGTCCGGGCGTCCTGGGTGCCATCGCTCCAGACGTAGTCGCCCTTCGGGGTAAAGGTAGCCTCATACTCTCCGGCGTTGGTGCCCTCCGTCACGCCGCCCAGGGTGAGCTGCTCCGGGTTATAGCTGTTCCAGGTGGGTGACTGGACGCTGGCGTTGTATACCAGGGAGCCGTTCTGAGACGGTGTGGAGCTGATCGTATTGGTGATGTCTTTGATGCTCTGCGCCGCTTCGTCTGCGGTTTGCTGGGCCTTTGCAGCGGCGGACGCTGCTGCGTCTGCAGTGGCTTTGGCCGTGTTGGCCGTCTCCAGGGCCTGATCGGCGGTGGCCTTGGCGGTATCGGCGGTGTCCTTGGCGGTACCGGCAAGTGCCAGGGCCTGGTCTGCCGTGCTCTTTGCGGTGTTGGCTACGCCTCTGGCTGCATTCGCGGCCTCCAGGGCGGCATCGGCAGTGGCCTTTGCGGTGTCAGCGGTGTTCTTTGCGGCATCTGCGGTGTCTGCCGCCCCTTGAGCCAGTTTGCGGACGGCCTCCAGTTCCTCGCTGCTGCCGCCGGAGCTGGGGGCGTTTACGGGGCCGTATCCCATGGTTCTGTCCTCCTTACTCAGTTACAAATTCGATTCTCCCGGAGCCTCCCACGAGACTGAGGGTGGCCTGCAGTTCTGCCTTGGGCGCTGCCTTTGCGAAGAGCCGGAGCTTCCCGTCGAGGGTCTGGCAGGTGGGGCAGATGCCATCGGCGTCGGGGAGGGATTCCGGGTGGATCGTCAGGATGGGTGTCATTCGGGCGGTAATGGTTGCGATCTCAATATCCAGCTGCTGTGGGTAGTCGCTGTTAAAGTCGCCGCCCTCTGCTTCCTCATCCCCTGCGCCTGCCGGATCGCTCGACCAGCCCTCTGTGGGAATGGTGATCTCCTGCTTGGAGATTCCGATGACACCCTCGTTGAGCAGCTGCTGCAGGTCGTTGTGAGTCACCACGCCGGGGGCCGCTGCGATGACCACCTCGATTTCGTCCGAGACCACCAGCACCATGGGGAAGGAGAAAATGCTGGCCGGGAGGTCTGCGCTGTAGGCGGGAACGGGCTGCTGGTAATCGCCCAGGGTGGCGTAGGCCACGTCGGTCTCCGTCTGCGTCTCCGGGTGCATGGCGTAGATGATGAACTCCGCCAGGTTGAAGGCTGCTTGTTCGGGGTGCTTGCTGTTGTCGTACTGGACGGAGAGATAGAGGCGGTCGTTCTCGTGCATCCGCTCTCCGATCGTGCCGTCCGCCACGGGTGCGACCAGCTGGTGCTGGTCTGCCAGGTTGGTGCCCTCCGACACCAGGCCGCTGCCGAAGGTCACGCGGGTCAGCTTCAGCGGCTGCTCCAGCGCCCCGCAGGCGGCGATCAGGGCACGTCCGTTCGTGGTGGGTTTGAATCCGTACTCCATGGTGTGTCCTCCTTATGGAATTTCCGGGAGGGGGATGGTGACGGTGGCCGTCATCTGCAGTCCCACCCGGCCCGTATGGGTCATTGTGATTTCGTCCGGGATGGCCGGGACGGCGATCCTGGGCGTGATGGCCATGCGTCCGCCCAACTCCACGCTCGCGCCGAACATGGTGATCTGGGTGATCTCCGGCATGGGCAGTCTGGTCTGGATGGCCATGACGCCGCCGAAGCGGAGCGGCTGCGTCCCCATGTCGGTGTCCACGGTGATGCCGTCGATCCAGCTGGAGAGCCGCTTGATGGTGGAGATCATCCGAATGAAAGCCGCCAGCCCCTCCAGGGTCTCGAAGGTGCCGTCATTCATGGCGCTCACCCGGAAGTGATGCGCTTCGCCGCCGTACTCATACCAGTCGGTGACCTTGCCGTTTCCGAAGATGGAGCGGATCACCCAGTTCACCGCCCAGGGTGTCCCCAGGTGGGCGTAAAACTCCAGCGTCCCCTTGATGAGCGTCCGCTTCGTCTCTACGGGCAGCGTCTCATCGTAGGCCGGGGTGCGAAGCTCCACGGCCAGGACGTCCAGGACGAACTCCGGGGCGTTGTCCAGCATGGCCATGGTGAGGGTCTGCGCCGTCTCAACCATGATGCGCCGCTTTTCCTCCCGGATGGCATAGCCCATGGCCATGACCTCCGGGTCATACTGGAGCGGGTTGTTCCGCAGCAGGTCGGTGATCTGGCCGTCGTATAGCTCAATCATCCTCAAGCCCCCCGTTGTCGGCGGCGCTGGCGGTGCATTTGGCCACCTGGGTCTCACCGACCACGGCAAACGTGGGGGCGGTCAGCTCCACCCGCTTGGCTCCTGCCGCCTTGATGCGCTGCACCAGCTCATCCGGATTGATGTCCCGGCCAATCTCCGAGGTCTGCCAGGTGGTGTACTCCGCCACGGCCTTTTTCACGTTCTCTTGGATGGTGACGGCCTTGGCCTGGTCACTGCGGTTGATGTAATAGGTCAGGTCGATGGAAAACTCCACGGCCTCCGGCTTCTTCACCGTCACCAGGTCGGTCATGGGCCGGATGCGTTCCTCGGTGAGGTAGTCCTGCAGCTCCTGCAGCAGTTCCTCTCCCGGCATGGAGCCGTCGGTCATAAGAACATAGACGTCGACCTTCCCCGGCTCCGGGGAGACCGGAACAACCGAGCCGATACCGGCGTTGAAGGTCTTTGCCCAGTAGACGTATGCGTCCGATGGGCCTGCGGTGCTGTAGCCGGATGGGGCCAGGTAGACGCGCTCCGCGAGGCTTTCGTCACTCTCCCTGGCGGCTCCGCCCTCCGATGTGGTGACGTTGGCCACGCTCTGGATGTAGGGCAGGGGGTCTACCAGAATGTCCACCTGGCCGGGGAGGAAATTGTTCCCCTCCGTCCCCTCTGCGGTGCAGACCGCCTCCACGTCCACATATTCGTCTCCGGGAGCGATCTCCGCGTACTCCACGGTGGTAAAGTAGATTCCGTCACCGTTGGTCACGCGGATGCCTGCCGGGATGGCCAGGGCGTAGTCCTTCGTCTCCGAGGCCGTGAAGCGCACGGTAGTCCGTGCTGCCGTGGCCTCTTTCCGGCTCACGCTCCGGTTGGCGGCGAGGCCGTCCAGGAATTCGCCGTAGCTGTATTTCAGGAGGTCTTGCTTCCCAGCCCGGTCGACGTACTGCTCCGTCTGGTAGAGGTCGAGGGCCACGGCATAGAGGGCGATCCGCATGGGGTCTGCTGCCCCCAGCGTTACCTCCTTGCCGGTGATCTCCTGGTATCGCCGCTCGTAGTTGGAGACCAGGCGCTGCATCATCGCGTCGATGGTATCGTTGTCGATGAAGGAGACGTCCGGCAGCTCCGCCAGCGGCTTCAGGGTTTCGTTAAGCAAGCACGATCACCGCCTTTGCTCGAAGTTTCCCGGATGCCTCCGGGGTCAGGGTCACTTGCTCCGCCCTGGCTCGCGGCTCCCACTTGTCCACGGCCTCCATGACGGCGACCGCGTATAGGCTGCGGGCCACGTCCAGGGGCTTGTCCAGCATGGAGTTGTCCACGCCGAAGTCCCGGTACAAAGGGGAGGAGCCGACCGGAGTTGCCATGATCATCTCCACATTTCGGATGATCTCCCGCTCCGTGGCCCCGTCTCCGGCACCGTACTCGAAGCCGACCTCAATGTCTGCAACTTCCACCTGCGGTTCCTCCCCTCATAGGTATTCCTCCATGGTCACGCTGACGCTGGCTCGCAGCAGCTCGCCGCCGTTCAGGATCGTGTTCCATGCTTCGCTTGTGCTGTTGATCTTCCAGCGGTGTCGGCCCACCCTCCGGCCTCCAATGACCAGGGTGTTTACCGCCCCCCGCTCCACCAGGGCCTCCAGGCGCTCGATGTTCGCCCTGGGCCGGATGCCGAGGGTGGCGTCCAGCACCATGGTGAACGTCACCTGCTGCAGCCCTGGGCGGATGAATTCTGACTGGTTCTTCAGGCCTATGCGGCTGTGCGCCGCCCATTCGGCGCTGACGGTGCGGTTCAGGCTCTGAAGGAGCAGGGCCTCCCGCTCGCTCACCCGAAAGACGATGTCAGCCCCCCAATTTCCGATTGCCATGCTGCCCTCCTATCAATGGGGCGGAGAGGTCTCACCGTGGACGCCGGTGTGGGTGTGCTGCGTGAGCTTAATGGCTCCGGCGGTCACCTCTGTTGCGGCAGTGACGGTGGTGGTCACCTCCACGCCGGACGGGGCGTCGACGGTGACCTTGCCGCCTGCCAGGGTGATGGTGCAGCCGCCTGCCTGAATGGTCAGGGAGGCGGTCTTTTCGTCGTACTCCGCAGCGTCCCCGCCCAGGGTGCTTGTGTACTCCTGGCGGTAGAGGCCCTCCCGGCCACCGTGGGGCCGGTGCCCCTCGTACCAGAAGGGGCCGAGGATGATGGCCCTGCTGGTGCCGTTGGAGAGGTGCCCCACCAGCACCTGGTCTCCGATTTTCGGTCTCCAGTGCTCCCAGGCCAGGAAGGGGATCTCCGGCGTGGTGCTGCCGTCCTTATCGTCGTAGGTCACCCGTGCGGTGCCGTCCGGGAAGTTGTAGCTGGAGATCCTGCCGATACGCAGGAGCTGCTGCTTGTCCATGGGCCTCCCACTTTCCTGCCGTTATGCGGCGCTTTCTTTTGCCACGGTCACGGTGGTGATCCGTTCCTCCACCCGGCGCATCTCCAGGGCCATTTTGTAGCCGCTGCCGATGCTGTGGGTGATCTTCTCGATGTAATACTTGCCGTCCAGCCTCTGCAGGCCTTTGATCTCCACGCAGTCGCTGGCGATCAGGCCGAGCTGGGCCTTGAGCGTGATGCTCATGGTGGTGGTGCCCTTATTGGCGGTGTTCAGCTCCGCCAGGGCGATGGTGATGGCCTCCGAGAGGTTGTCGGCGGCGGTGTTGCTGGTCTTGATGCGGTTGCCTCCGCCTGCCTCGACTGTGAAGGTCTTGTTCTGGTCTGCGTTGGTGTACTGGTACTTGATGCCGGTGTAGGTGCCCTCCAGGGTGGTATCCCAAGACCAGCCGGGTTCAAAGTCCGCCTCTGTCAAGGTCAGCTTCGCCGCCTTTGCCTCGTACCGGGCCTCTGAAAATACCACCAGCCGGTTGTCGTAAATCTTCAGCACCAGGCCGTAGTCTGTGACCAGCTTGTTGTAAAACTCGCAGTCCGACTGGTTGGTCTGCTCGATGCGCTTGATGTTGATGGTGTCGGCTTCGTAGAACAGGGCGATACCGGCACGGCCTGCGATCTCCTGGCCGATCTCCTGCAGCGTGGCGTCCTCATAGGTGAGGGTGCGCTGCGTGGTCTTGAAGCTGCTGTCTGCGGGGAGGGCCAGCCCCTCCAGGCTGAGCCGGATGGGTGGCCCCCCGCTGAAGCTGAAATCGTCCACCTGGAAGGTGCCGCAGGCGAAGGCCTGAATCTGCCCGTCGCCGTTCCAGTTCCGGGTCTGAATGACCGGCTTGAGCGTGTCCCCCTTGACGGGGAACCATGGGCCGATCCAGCGTCGGCCCCGGTCGGTCAGCTCCACGCTGATGCTGTCGCTGCTCCCGCTGGCCACGTCGATGTAGCTGAAGGAGGCCAGGTCGGGGACGATGGACTCCGTGGCGTTTGCTCCGTTGTAGGTCAGGGTCACGGTTGCTTTGCGCGGTTCCATAGCTCATCGCCTCCATTCCGGGAGGCCGCTGTCCTGCTGCGTTTCCTCCGGCAAGACCGGCACGGCCACGTGGACGCCGCCGGGGAATATCTGATAGTCCAATAGGCGGACGTTCTCCCTGGCCTCCATGAGCGCCTGGGCGGCTTTTTCGTCCCCGTAGGCTCGACGGGCGATGGTGTCCCAGGTGTCGCCCTGGATGGTGATGATGGTGTCCATGGCTTAGAACCTCTTTCTTGCGTTGTCCTTCATCCACTGATTCATCCGGCGCTCGAATTCCTCCTGGGAGATGTGCTCTGCGTCGGTCATGTCCTCTCTGCTGGGCGCTCCGCCCTCGAAGCAGTACTGCGGGGCGTAGGTGATGTGGTAGACCGGCCCTCCGCTCTCCGGGTCGTTCGGGTCGGGGTCGCCGCCGCGTCCGAGTTCCTGCAGCTTGGCCAGCAGTTCGGAGATGGGGGTGGCGGTGGAACCAATTTCCATGGCTTCCATCCGGTCGGCCAGGGCGGACACCCTGTCGGCCATGTATCCGACGGGGCCGGAGATCATGCTCTGCATCTTGCCCCATAGCTCGGAGAGGGGGACGATGGCCTCGGTTCCGGCTTCGCCTGCCTCCAGGATGGTGGGGCTGTCCACGATGCCGCCCTTGGCCAGCCGGGGGAGGGATACCTCCGGGATCGTTGCAAGGCCCTCCCAATCGACGCCGATGAAGGATGCGCCCCAGCCGACCACGTCGTTAAAGCCGCCGATGAAGCCGTTGACGGCCCCGATGATCCGGTTGATCATGCCCTCCACCAAGCCGATCAGGCCGTTGAAGATTCCCTTCACGAAGTCACCGATGGCCTGGAAGGCGTTGTTGATGGGGGTGGTCACGTTCTCGGAGAACCAGGTTCCTGCGGCCTGCCAAATGCTGCAGATGGAGGCCCAGAGGTTTGCGAAAAATCCGCCGATGCTCTCGACGATGGGGGCGAAGAAGTTCACCAGGGGCTGGATCACGTTGAGGTTGAACCAGCCGGAGACGGTCGCCCAGATGCTCTGGATGGAAGTCCAAAGGCCGGAGAAAAATCCACCGATGATGCCGGGGATGGGGGCGAAGAAGTTCACCACGGGGTCGATGACGTTGGTCTTGAACCAGCCGGAGACCGCCGCCCAGACAGCCTGGATGATGATCCAGCAGCCCTGGAAGAAGCCGCTGATCCACTGAACGATGGGAGCGAAAAAGTTTACCAGCGGGTCGATCACCTTGCTCTTAAACCAGCCGGAGACTGCCGACCAGATGCCCTGGATGGTGGCCCAGAGGTTTTTGAAAAATCCGGCGATGGCCGAGGCTGCGTTCTTCACGAAGCCGACGATGGCACTGGCCACCGAATTAACGAAGTTGCGGAAGCCCTCGCATTTTGTGTAGAGGACTACCAGGATGGCGATCACGGCGGCGATGGCCGTCACGATCAAAACGATGGGGTTTGCCATGAGAACGGCGTTCAAGGCTCCGAATGCCTTTGTCACCGCTCCGGTCACGGTGGCCCATCCGGCCTGGGCCAGCTGCGCCAGCGTTACCTGCCCTGTGAATAGGGCGGTCAGCGTTTCTCCAAGGGTCAGCGTCCCGTTGAATGCCGCCTGTGCGATGGTGGCCCCCTGGGCGCTGGCCTTGAAAAGCGCCAGCGTCACCTTGGCCTGCTGGAATCCCTGGATCATGCTCTGCAGGGCCTTTCCGGCTTTGAATGCTCCGTAGACCGCAGCCGCTGCGATCAGCACCTCCTTGAACTCCAAGGCGGTGAGGACGACCGAACCGAAGGCGTCCGCCAGATCCAGGACGGCGCTGATTGCTGTGGGAAGCGCCGTGTCGATGATCCAGTTGAGTGCGGGCTGCACCGCCTCGAAGGCGGCGGTCAGCTGCCCGGAAAGGGCGGTGAATATCTCCTGCGCCTTTGCGCCGATGGATTCCAGCTTTGGCCGGATCATCGTGAAGATTGCCAGTGCCTTGCTCTGCACCGTCCCGATGAAGCCGGAGACCGTCCCCTCTGCGGAGGCGATCTTGTCGCTGATCCAGTCCAGTCCGCCGGATGCTGCGGCCAGCACCTTGTTCACCACAGGCAGCAGGTAGTCGCCGATTTGGATTTTCAGGGCGGCGATCCGGTTTTCGTAGAGCTGGATGTTGTTCGCGGTGGTGGCGGCTCTGGCGGCGTACTCTGCATCCATGCTCCCGGCATAGAGCTGGGCGTCTGCCACCATCTCGAACCGCTCCCGCAGCACGTCGAGGTTGGTCAGGAGCGGGGCGATGGCCCCGACGGATTCCTGGCCGAAGTAGTTTTTCAGGGCGGCGGCCTGCTCCGCCTCCGGCAGCTTGCTGACTGCCTCCAGGAAGGTGAGGATGGCCCCCTCCGCGTCGGTCTGCATCCGCTCCGCCATCTCGGTGGCGTCCAGGCCCAGCTGCTGAAGCACGGTGGCCTGCGCTTTTGTGGCCGAAGATCCGGCCACCATGGTGGTGGCCAGCTTTCTAATGCCTGTTGCCGCCACGTCCTGCTGGACGCCGACGCCTACCATGGTGGAGCCGAGGGCGGCGATCTGGGCGGCTGAGATGCCTGCCACGTCGCCCAGCGGCCCCACCGCTGTCACGATGGTGGAAATCTCCGAGGCTGTGGATGCGCTGTTGTTCGATAGGTAGTTGATTTGGTCTGCGAGGGCTGTGACTTCCTCCTGGCCCATGCTGAAGGAGGTACGCCACTTCGCCATCCAGTCACCTGCCTGTTCGGCGGTGGTGTCAAAGGCCACTCCCATTTTGGCGGCGGTCTCTGTAAATGTGGTGAGTTCCTCTGCGGCGATACCTGCGGTGCCTGCGGATGCGGTGATTGCCGCCAGATCCTCTGCCGCCATGGGGATGTCCTTCGACATTTGGACGATGGAGTCCGACATGGCGTAGTAGGAGTCGGTGAGGTTCCCGTTGTCATCCCGGAGACCGTCCACGACCTTCGCAACGTCCGCCATGGCGCTCTCAAAATTTACAGCCGACTGGATGGAATCCTTGACGAATTCGCCGATCTTCAGCGCCCCCCAGGCGGCGGCTGCTACCGCCGCCGCCTGTTTTGCAATGGTGCCCAGGCCGCTGATCCGGTTCTCTGCGGCCCCCATGGCGCTGTTGAAGGAGGAGGAGACGGAACCGGCGATCTTTACCGCAAGGCTGTATTCTTTTCCCTTATTTGCGCTTGCCACGCCGCTCCGCCTCCTTGCTGATCTTGATGACCTCCTTTGTGATCTCGACGAGGTCTTCGATGCTCATCCGCGTCATGGAGATAAAGTCCGAATGAAGCGCCGCGGAAAGTCTGACGCAAAGCCTACGGAGGTCTTTGCCGTCCTCCGGCGTCAGTCCTCTCCGTAGAAAAAACTGGTCACCCGGTTTTTGACCTTGATGGCGTCCTTCGGGGGAAGGCCCTTGAAAAATTCGACGGGCTGGCCGGACGCTCTGGCTGCGATGAACTGGACGTACTCCACAGTCATCTCCGGCAGCGGGGAGAAGACGCCGCTGCGCATCAGGTGCTTCTCTGCGGCGACCATGTCCTCTGCGGTGAGGCTGTCCATACCGGCCAGGTCGATTTCCGAGTAGGTCTGTCCCTCGAACTTGTAGGGCTTGCTGAACTTGACCAGCGTGGTGGCCTCCGCCGGATTGGCGGGGGCCTCCACAGTGTCGATGGCCTTGCTGGGGATAGGCTGATCCATGATTCTTTCCTCCTATGCGGTTTTTAGGTCAGCTGCTTCACTTTGGAGAGGACGTCTACGCCGTTCACCTTGTAGGTGGGGTTGATCTTGTCGATTTCGATCATCGACTTGCCGTCCATCTCCACCAGGACGTAGGTAAGCTCCATGGTGATGGTGCTGTCCATGCTGCCTCTCTGGCGCACGGTTCCGATGTTGACGTTCTTCGGCTTGCCCCGGAAAACCACGCGCATGCCCATGTAGGTGGTAGCCTGGGTGGACGCTTCCGCGTACTGGATTGCCCCTCTCAGGGTCAGCTCCAGGGGCTGGGTGGGGTCAACCATGTTGAAGTAGTCCCGGTTGATGCAGCGGAAGGGGATCTCCTGCTCCATGCTGCCAAAGTGGCCGGGGGTGGGGGCCTCGTATTCCCCAAGAATACCGGCCCCGGAGACGGTGGAGGTCATGCTCTCAAACGGAGGCATTTCCACTTCGCCGGTGATGCCGCCGAGCTTGTTGCCGGTCAGGTACATATTGAAGTCGTGGATGGCTTCAGGAATTCCTACGATTGCCATTTAGATCAGCCTCCAGTCAGGGCGCTCTGCAGAGCGTCGGGATCGAATTCCAGCGTGTTGAGGATGTCCTCCGCCGGAACGTAGGGGGAGAGGTGCTGGTGGAAGGTCAACTTCCCGTTGATCAGGTCGGTCACCGAGTTTTCCTCCGCGATAAACTCAATGCGGGCGGCGGCGCACTTGTCCTGGGCGACATAGGCGTTGCCCCGGATGTTTTCCGCGTCAACGATGCTCTCGATGAGGCGGCGGTTCGCCGGGTCATCCACCTTTTGCGCATAGGTCAGGATGAAGCTGTTCCCCCACCAGGAGAAGAACCGGCGGCAGCAGAACCACATGTCTTTGGGGTCGGTGTTGGCCGGGTAGGCGGCGGTGCGGTTGCCCCAGGTTCTCCAGCCGTTGTTGTTGAGGGCAGTGGAGACGCCGAAGCTGTTCACCACGTTGGCCTGCAGCTGATCCAGCAGGACTTCCTTGCTCCAGGTGCCGCCGGTGCCGTTGGCATTCTCCGTGTAGACGGCGTCGGCCAGGACGGTGCCGGTGATACCGACCAGCTCATTGGAGGGGGAGAGGTTGGGCACGTCATCGTTGTTCGCGTCCAGGTAGGCGGTCAGTGCCGCCATGACGGCGCTGTACCAGAACTTGATGGAGCCGGAGACCACGCAGGGCCAGAGGGCCATGATGTGCTGGTTGGTGCATCCGGCGCTCTCTTTGGTGGTCTTGACGTCGCTGTACGCGGTGCAGCCGCTGGGGGTGCTGTCGATGTCCACGAAGCCCTCGCAGGAGAAGTAGCCGTTGATCTCCTGGCACTTCGCGGCCAGGACGATGCCCACGTCGGGGATGTGGCTCCAGCCGGGGGCAAGGATCAGGCCGGGGGTCATGCCGAACTTGGGGTAGACCTGGCGGAGCACTTCGAGGCCGCTCTCCGCGCTCCCGGCGGAGGCTCCGATAATGTCATCCGCCTCCACAACGGTGGGGTCGATGGAGGTGGAGGAGACCTTCAGCCCCGTGGCCTCCGCACCCTTGCCGCCTGCGACCAGGGTGACCACCAGGTTGCCGTCATCGTTGAAGGAAAGGACGTAGTCTGTCTCAGCCTCCAGGACGGTATCGTCGGTCTCGGTCTTGACCTGGACAGTGTTCGGCAGAATGCCGGTGATAGGGATGACAGCCTCCATGCTCTCCACGGGGTAGGTGGCTTCCACATTTTCCTTCTTGTGCTTATTGGGGTCGAGCACGTTCACAAAAATGACCGGGGCCACGTTCACCAGCTTGAAGCTGGCATACATGGAAGCGCAGAGGGTGTAGAGGTAGTGGCCGTCTTCGTCCTTTTCCTCGCTGTAGCCGAGCTTGCTGACGGCTTCGTCCCAGTTGTAGGCGATGACCGGCGTGTTGGTCGCGTTGTAGGGGTCATCCGCCATGTTGATGGGCGCGGTTCCGAAGACCACTTGCAGGCCTGCCGTCCCGGTGATGGGGGCGACAATGCTGGTGGCTCTTTCCTGCACCCGGACGCCATGCTGGTATGCCATGGTTAGTTCGCTCCTTTCTGAATGGTGGCGCTCTCCGCGAGCGCCCTCTGGTAGAGAGTGTAAACGCCGCCCTCGCTTCGGCTGATCTGGGCCATGGCGTCAGCCAGCTTGGAGATTGGGACGCAGAGACCGGCCATATACGGCGCTGCCTTGATGGCTGCTTCCAGCCCCTTCGGCCTTTCGCTGTAGACCGTGTTCCGCGTGGCCACGCCGAGGATGGTGGGGCCGACGTAAACGAATTTTGTCTGCGGCTCCGCAGCCGCCTTTCGGGTTGATTTCCTTGTGCTCATACGAGTTCGCTCCATTTCGCTCTGGGGGCCGGGGCATGGAAGACCAGGTTCACGGCCCCGTAGAAGTAGGGGTAGCTTGGTTCATCCTGCAGCGCCCAGTTGAACGGGTCGGCGCAGACAAACTCCTTCAGCGCCGGTGTTTCCTCGTAGTGCTGCTGGATGCGTTCGATGATCTCCAGGACGGATTCATGGCCTTTGTTCTCCAGGCTGTCTTCAAAAATGCCGATTACTAAAATGATCGAGATTTTGTGCGGGTCGGTCTGGGTCTCAATTCCGCCGCTGTCAATGCGGACGATGATGTAGGGGAATGGATCGGTGTCATCGTCGCTCTCCAGCTGCGGCAGGAACTGCGGGTAAAGGCCGGGGGACGCCATCTTCCCGTCCGGGGTCTTGAATTGGTCAGTTGCGAAAAGCTCCCGGAGGTCTTCCATGATGGCTTTTTGAAGCTCTCTTGCGGTCATGTGGCGTTCACCACCTTGTCGATCTCCCTTCGGATGTTGTCCATGAGGTTGCTGTAGATCTCCGGGCGAAGGACGCCGAAGACCTTCTTCTCGTCCCCGATCATTTTGGGGGCCGAAATAGAGAGCAGCTTCTTGATCTGCGTCATATCTGCGCTCCGGCCCCATTTCTCCTGTCGGGAACTCCGGCCGCTCGCGGTCTTGTACGTCTTCCCGTGCTGGCGCTGAACGATGGCCTGGTGGCCGCTGGCGAAGGTTGCAAGGAACGCCTTTGCCTTATTTCCCTTGCGGGATTGGATCAGCTTCAGCGTTCCGCCGGTCGTGATCTGCACCTTAGCGCCGCTTCTGGGGGTGGTCGCCTTGAACTTCTTAAGCTCCAGCGTCCCTCCGGTGACGGTGATGGTGGCCTCCGGCTTCGAGACTGTGGCCCGGCCCAGCTTCATGGATGAATTGAGCGCGGACTTCTTCGCCATGTATTCCTCTTTGGCCTTGTCGGCCAGATCGGAGCGGGCCTGCTTCGCAGTGGCGTTGACCGCGTTCTTCAGCACCTTCCTGCTTTGGCCCTTCATGTCCCCCAGGGCCTTTTCGATGGTCTGAAGGACGGCTTCGTCAAACTCGAAGCGGATCATGCCGTCCTGAATACGAGTCTTCATGCTCATCTGCTCCGGTTCGCCTCCAGTGTGATGCCGTAGATGCCGCTCTCATCGGTGGCGTCCACTATCGCATACCGCCTCCCGTCAACCGTTACCAGCTTGCCCTGGGCAGGGAGGGGGCCGAAGTCCTCCGCTGCGACGTACATGAAGTACTGGCGGACAAAGAGGCCGTCCATAGTGGATTTCATCTGCTTCTCCCGCTCCACGTGCTCGATGTCATCAAAGATGATCGTCATCGGCGTCCCGTTCACTTCGTGGGTCTCTCCGAATTCCTCCAGGTTGAGGAAGGTCTGCTTGATGTCGTTGTGAATAATATCCTTGAAGCTCAAGCTCTCCACTTGCCTCGCATCCTTTCTATGGTCATCGGTACTCTGCCCACCAGGTCATCCCCGCTGGCCTCCCCGTCCACTGCAAGGCCGGGGAGGCCAGCCGGAGCGGTCGCCGGTTTGGCCCGTGCATAGGTAGGGGGCTGGTAGTCTGCGTCTACCCAGATGGCGCTCCCAGCCTCCACCCAGGCCTCCGCATCTGGGCTGTCCGAGGGCAGGAGGTCTCCGGGGCGGTAGAGGGTCAGACCGCCATCGGCCTCAATGTAGGCCTGTGCCAGCAGGAGGCGCTTGCCCTCGCTCTCGTCCATGGGGGATTATCCTGCGGCTGCGACGGGGGCCGGGGGATGGCCGATGTTGACCAGGACGGTGGTCTCCGCTGCGGCGGAGGGGGCGGCGGCGTAACCGGCGGGAGGCGTGGCGCTGGTGCCGGTCTTAGTGATCTTGCCGGTGGCGGTGTCGAAGTAGAGGGCATCGCCCATCGCCACTTCCTCGCTGTCGGTCTTGTCCATAGAGAAGACGCCGACCACATGGATGGAGCCGACGGCTCCGGGGTCGATGTTCGTCCCGGCCACGCCGATGCGGGTGGTCAGGCTGACCACGGAACCGGCGGGGATGACGGCCTCCGTGCTGTTGGTGTAGTCCAGTGCCTCACCGCGCTGGACGTAGGTGGCGTTGCTGGTAGCCATGTTCTATCGCTCCTTTCTCCGATTAAACGGTGGGCAGGGCTTCACCGTCGTTCCGGGCAATGCCACGGAAGTCGCGGACGCTGATGCCCCAGTCGAGGTACATATCCCAGACGAAGCCCAGGGTGCCGGGTACCTCCATGCGGCGGACGGTGGGGGTCTCCTGGCCGTTCAGGTAGTCCACCTGGATACCACGGGCGCTGTCGCTGCTGGCCACCATGAACCAGGGGCAGGCCCCGGTGCCTGCCAGGGCATTCAGCACGGGAGACTGGACGATCTGCAGGGGGTAGTTGTACAGCGGGTTGATGTCGTTGTTGCTGGAGCCGGTCACCTGGGTGGAGTGAAGAATGACGGCCAGGTCGAACTCGTAGCCCACGGGCACCACGATGGTTCGGGGGGTGATGTAGATGGCCTCCCCGAACTGATCCACCTGCTGCTGCATCTTCAGGATGATCTGCTGGATGCTGGCCTGGGAGGGCTTGCTGCCGGCGGTGATGTGGTTGCGGTGATCCGCGCTGAAGAACTTCTTCCCGTCGAAGATGGCCTTGTTCTCGAAGAGCAGCTTGTACACCTGCTTGTCGATGGTCTTCTTCGCCGCCGTGGCGTAGAGGCCGGGAACTTCGGTCAGGAAGCCGATGTCGTCGTTGATGAAGGCCTGCCGGGTCATGCTGAACTGCTTCCCGTAGGTGTCCAGCTTGCGCTGGGGCAGGCGATCAGTTCTGGGCGCATCGGCCTTGAGTTCGCCGTTCTCCGGCACCAGCAGGAAGTCACCCACGCCGCCGATGACGTACTCGTGGTCTGCAGTCTGCTTGAAGTCCTTCAGGCTCCCGGTGGTAGTGAAGGCCTGGAAGGTGGTGGGTACATGGTTGTACAGGTAGACGATGCTCTTGCGGATGGTCTCATCCAGAATGGCGGGGAAGGCTGCGGTGGGGTTGTAGAACTGGCGGCTCAGCTCCGCGTAGAGGTCATCGCCGCTCATGCGGAGCAGGGCGCTGGCGTTGTGCTGCCCGTCCCGCATCAGGCATTCGATGCCCAGATCGCGCAGGCTCATGCCCTGCAGCTGACGTGCGCCGGGTGTGGGATTCTCCACCGCCACGCGGGAGCACCGAAGCAGGAGAGCGTCGGAGGCGTCTCTGCGGAATTCATCCTCCCCGGAGCCGGTCACCTGGACGCTGGTGGACAGGGGGGCGCGGTTCGTGCGGAGCTGTTCGAGGATCGCCGCCCTGACCTGATCCACGGTGGTGCCGTTGGAGATGTAGTCCGCCGGGTCGACGCCGAAGTCCCGGCACATGGCGGTGATGTCGGTGATGCGGGTGCGCTCTGCCTCGACGGCTCTCTGGGCGTCAGTGGGGGTGCCCTCCGGTGCGGGAGTGCCCTCCGGGGTGGTGCCAGTGGCCTGCCGCTGCTGGGCCTCATCGGCGGCAATCTCGGCGGTCAGGGTGTCGATCTCCCTCTGCAGAGTGTCAAATTCACTCTGCTCCTCTGCGGTGAGGGAGCGGTTCGCCGCCTTGGCTGCGTTCACCAGCTGCTGCTGGCGAGCAATTTTGGCGGCTCTCTGCTGCTGCTTGTTCATAGCATTTACCTCCTGCTGTTATTCAGATTGATTTGAAGTTGGCTTTCGAAGACGGCCAGCGGGATTTCTCCGGGTTGCTCCGCCTCTCGGCCCACGCCGACCGTTTCGTCAGCCGGTACCGAGACGATGGAAATTTCGAGGGGGCACCACTTCCTCGCAATTTCGCATGGCCCTGTGAATCTGCCGTCTGCGCTGGTCTTCCCAGCCAGGACTTCCTCCAGTGAATCGATGCGGTATCCAACAGAGACTCCCTTCAGGGTCTCGCTCCGCACCTTTTGGTAGATGACTTCGGATTCGGCGTCGGTGTCGAATTCCACCTCTGCGTACCCTCTGTATTCCTCCACCCAGGCCCGGTTGATCTTTCCGACCACCCTGTCCCTGTTGTGGTTAAAGAGTAGGCACCCGATGTCGTTCAGCCGGGTGAGGTCAACGGCTCCGGGGCTGTGGTCGAGGATTTCCACTCCGAACCACCGCGTCACGGGCTGCTCCGAAGAGAAGGACAGGATGAACTTCCGCTCATTGCCCTCGCCGTCCATTCGCTGCAGTGTGCCGTAGCGGCGGAGGTTATTCATCTTCGTCTTCTCCGCCGTCCTCGCCGCCTCCGGGCTGCTGCTCTCCAGTTCCCGGCTCCGAAGGGAGGGAAGCGGGGACGGTGCCTGCGGTACCCTGGCCGGTTGCCGGAGGCTCTTCCTCATCGGCATAGAGGCCGTCTGTCTTTCTCTGTCCAAGGATTACACCTCCCAGGTCGATTCCGTGTTCGTCACGGGCGTATTTGATTACCTCGCAGATGTCATCGATCTGCTTTCTCCAGTCCTGGCCGTTTTCGGCGGCGATCTGCTTGAAGGTCTTCTGGCCTGTCTGCAGGGCAGTCTTCGTGGCCACGGTTTCTTTGCTGGGGTCGATCCAGTCCTTCGGGGGTTTGGTGAAGGAGTGGGAAAAATACCGATCCTTATCCCTCCAGAAGTCCCGAATGTTCAGCGCCCCGGCCAGGACTGCCGAAATGATGAAGGTCTCGTAGATTTCGTCGAGGACATCGGCCAGCAGCTCGTCTTCCTCCGCATAGGTCATGCTGTCCTCAATCAGCCCCTGGCGGGCGCTGGAGTAGTTGGCCTCGCTCATGTCGCGGGCGGTCGCCTCGTAGCTGATGCCCTGGCCAGCCCCAATGAGCCGCTGCTGCAGCTTGATGTAGCTGGCGGCGTCGGTGGCCTGTCCCTGGGGATTGACCACCTGGATTTCATCGCCTACGTTCATCTCCTTGATCATGCCAGGGGAGATGGTCTTCCCGTCGTAGGTGTGCCGGGGGCCGGATGGGGCGCTTCCCCGTCCAATGCCAGCAGTCGGGATGGCCCTCTTGATAAAGACCGAGAGGCAGGCCTCGATCCGCTGCTTGACTGAAACGGCCACCATGAATTCATTTGCGTCCCGGATGCGGGTGACCGTCTGGCTCATGTCGCTCATCTCCCGAAGCTGGGAGGGGCGGCGCTTGCTGAAGTAGAAGATCACGTCATTGGCATCAAGGTAGATCGGGTCGATGGTGGTCATACCGTCCAGGGTGTACTGTCTGATCCAATAGCCGACGGGGGCGTTGTACCGGTTGTACTCAATTCCGCCGACCACCCGGTTCCCCTTGTGCTTGGGGAGCACCTGGGAGGCGTCCAGCTCATCCACCTCGAACATCTGAAGTTTGAAGGGGAGGACTCCGCCTGCGGTGTATCGCTTCACAAAAATGATTCCGCCGTCGACCTTCTTCCTGCGGACGGCCATGCGGAGGATCTGATTCAGGCTCTGGGTGCCGGTGACGTCGCAGTTCCTCTTTTTGCACCAAACTTTCCACAGCTTTTCGATCTCCCTGTTGAGATCGGTGTCCCCGGTGTCGGCCTGGAGCACCAGGCCCTTGCCGACCACGTTCCGAACGAAGGGGCCGATCACGGAGTTCATCATGTCGCTGTTGCGCTCCAGGTCTCTCGACCTGGCCCGGACAACGTCCCGGCTGTACCGGTCGGTGTATTCGGCGCTCTGGTTGGTGGCGTACCAGCCATGGTTGAGCCGCCGGTGGTCTCCGGCGTCGTAGTGGCGCTGCTCTGCCAGGACTTGCCGCCATGCCTCACGTCTGGCTCCGGCCTCCGGGCTGATCCAGCCGATGATTGTGTCCAGCCAGTTCATCCCGTCACCTCCCCTCGAAAAACGCGACGTAGGTGTTGTCCAGCAGGTGGCTGTTCCCCTCGCTGGCGATCTGTGCTTCGAGATCGTCCCGCATGGCCCGGAGCAGGGCAAGGTCTGCCCTGGTCAGGCTCCGGGAGCCGATTTTGTAGCTCTGGCCACCCAGGAGGACGGCCTGGATGGCCTTATTCACTTCCTGGAGCCTCTGCTGGGGCGTGTAGTCATTGTCCATGCCTTATCCCTCCGATAGCCAGCTGTCATTCTGGCCGATCCAGTTTTCCTCCGGCGTGGGGGCCGGTTCCTTTTGTGTCTCCGCCCTGGGGGGCATCTCCAATTCCTCCAGGTGGAAGGTGCGAGCGCCGAGCATATCGGCGGCGCACATGGCGTAAACCTCGCAGTCCAGAAGGTGGTTGTCCGCATGAGAGGTCTTGAGCACCCATGCCTGGATGGTGCGCTGGCCGCTCTTAACGTTGACCTTGTGCTCTGCGGTCACCTGCTCCGCATACTCCCGGTCGCAGCCCCGGTAGACCATCCAGCTGCCGGTGCCGTTCCTTTTTCGCATACGGCCTGCGATCATGTCTTTGTACTTCCCGGTGTCGATGATGGCCAGCTGCATTCCGTAGGCTCTGCTGTCGGTCTTGTTCACCTTGGATATCCTGAAGTGGGTATCCATGGGGTGAGATGATCCCTTGCTGGGCAGCGCCCAGTCTGCGTTGCTGGCGCAGAAGTCGTAGACCAGGTCGGTGTTGTCGCCGCTGTCCACCAGGGCCAGGGAGACCACCAGCGGCTCTCCGCTTTCCTCCCTGGCGTACTGCAGGTTCATGATCCGCTCGATCTCCGCGAAATTGTAGACCTGCCCGTGGGCGATGTTCTGGGAGGTCAGGTAATTCCCCCAGGCCCGGATGGTGTAGTAGATGCTGGTCTCCTGGACGTCGATTCCGGCGGTCAGGAGCCGTGCCCATTGGGGGACGATGAACTCCGGCAGCGTGGTCTGCCGCTCCAGGACAAGGTCGGCGTTGGTCTTCAGCTTTGTGTCCTCCCACGGCTCCGCGAGCCAGCTGTTGGTGAAGTTCTGGAAGAGGTCGGGGTCATCCTTGCTGGTGAGGAAAGCCTTGACCATCTCCGAAAATCGGACGAATGGGCTGTAGAGGGTATTGATCCAGAAGGCCACCTTGCGGGGGAACTGGGTCTTTTCCTCCACTGTGCGCCACTCCCCGTTGCGGAGCATCTCCGGCTTGTGCCGGTCGGTGATGATGCCGTGGCAGTTCTGGCATTCGTAAACTGCGAACTCCGCCCGGTCTGCGTAGGTCATACCGTCTTCGTTTGGGAATTTGACCTGCTGCCAGACCAGTTCGATGTACTCCCCGCAATGGGGGCAGGGCACGAAATAATGTCGGATTTGGTCTGCGGCCTCCATGGCTTTCCAGATGTGCCCGGTCTTCAGGGTGGGGGTGGATGTCTTGAAGATTTTCCGGTTGCGGAAGGTCTTCGTCCGCTCCGTGGCCAGTGAGATGGGGTCGGACTCCTTCTTCGATGCGCCTGGGTACTTGTCCACCTCATCCAAGAAGAGGTTCCGAATGGGGCGGCTGGCCAACTGCGATGGGCTGTTGGAGCCGACGATGACCAGGTACATCCCATCGAACTGAAGCTCTGAAACGGAGGAATCGCTCTCGTGGTACCGGCGCTTCAGCTCCGGCGAGGCGTTGAGCATTGGGTCGATGCGGTTCTTTTTGATGCTCTCCCCCAGGGTGTCCGAAGGGTAGACCACCATGGTGGGCGATGGGTCTTGCTGGATGATCCGTCCGATGCTGTTCAGGATGGTCTCTGTTCCACCCACCTGCGTAGGCTTCACAAAGATGACTTCCTCCGTCTCGTAGTTGCATAGCTCATCCATGATGCCTACGAGGTAGGGGGTTTTATCATTCCACCAGGGGCCGGGGCTTCCTGACGTCTTCGCGTCCAGGATGCGGTATCGCTCCGCCCATTCGGAGACGGTCAAATCCTCCGGCGGCTGCAGGGAAGCGAGGGCCTGCTTCTGGTAGGGGGTGACCGGGTATTTTCGGAAGCGGAGGCCCCTACTTCTTCGTCCCATCGACGGCACCTCCCGGCTCCGTCACGCCAGCCACCACGAATGCGGTTAGAATTCGCCGAATCTCCCCCTGGATCGCCTTTTCGATCCGGCGCACCTCCACGGGTTCCACGTAACCGTTGATCATGTCGGCCACCCTGGCCGGGATTGCCATGGTGAAATTCTTAAAGGTCACGAAGAAGCGGGTGTAGTCGAGGATGACTTCCTCCACCGAGATGTACTTCCCGGCGGCGATGTCCGTCCGCAGCCGGTGCAGTTCCCCCTGGCTCTCCTTGAGGGCAATCTCCGCCCTCATTTTCTGCTCCCGCAGTTCGTTCTCTTTTTCGGAGCGGTTCTTCCCGTATGCCTTGTCCGAGAGGTACTTGACGTAGCTCTGGATCGTGGGCACCAGGTCATATCTCCGCCCCTCCACGGTCTCCGTGGTGGGCAGCACTCCCTCCTGGGTCAGCTGCTGGATGCGGCGGACGGTGACGCCGAACAGCTGGGCGATGATCTCCACCCGGTAATATCCGCCGCCTGCTACTTTTCCGTTGTTATCCAAATACTGTCTCTTATACACATCTCCGAGCCCACGAGACCTCTCTACATCTC